TCCGTTGTGGCCGTAGTGACCGCACCGACTGTTTTCATACGCCGACAGGATACCGAAGCTACACTGTAACCGCCGTTCTTGTTCTTGCTGACCATCGTGGCCGAAGTGACAAGGCTATAAATTACCGCATCGGAACCGTCCGCCCCGCCACGGACACCGGTTATCTTGAAAGTCAGTTCACGGGTATAGAGCTGCCCGTTCTTCATTGCAGCCAGTGTGATGGTGACCGTATTCTGTTCCGGAACCGACTTTCCGGCAGCGACGGATATCGCCACCGCTCCGGTGGCCTTGCTTGTGCTTGCCGTGAAACCGGCAGGCGTGCTGACTGTCAAAGATTCAAGGGTGAGTTTCTCGGTACCGTACCACATGGACACATGGGTAGTCCATGACTGTGCGGAAGTAGTAACGCCGGTACTGGTAAGAGCGACGCTCACCATCTCATTGTCAAGGTCTGCCATGACATTCGACTCCCCGTCCTTACTCCAACGGTGCACAGGGGCCGGAGTGCTCCATTCACTCCATACTCCATCACGCTTCACACGTTTGCACGCCCATTCCACCTGATGGTCGGCATCCACGCCAAGAAAATCATCTGTCCAGCCTTCCGGTATATAATCATCCTGCTGCTTCGATTCCGGCTTGTCAGGGGTAAGGCCGATGATGTTGGTACGGGTGTAGATCCACTCGTAACCTTTGCCGTCCTTACCGTCAGTTCCGTCTTTGACCATGACCATCCACAAACCATTCCGGTATATGTAAGTACAATGGTCAGCCGTATTTCGGTAGCTGTCACCCTCCTTGGGATTGGACGGATGGGATGCGAACTCACCTAGAAAGGTGATGCTCTCACCTTTAAGTTCACGACCGTCCAGCAGTATCTCCCAATCTTCATGCACGGTCCAGTCGGCTGACTTCCCGGCAAGGATATAACCGCTATCCTTTTTGCGACGATAACTGCCATTCCTGAACCTTGCGATCCTGATGGGAGGATTGGATGTCTTCACCTTGGATAAAAAGACACAGTTGGCAAGAGTGACCATTGTATTGGCTTTGTACGGGGTTTTGGAGGATTCCCAATGACCGCCACCTACTACGGACAATCCCGGATCACCTTTTTGCCCTTCCGCCACTTGTTTCAGCCATGCCGGATTATCATCTGACGGTTCTGTTGTTGTTCCATTATCATCAACACACAACCACAAAGCCCCGTTATGTGACACCCGGTCATAGTAGGCGTACTTACCTGAAACCCATTCACCCTTGTCCAAGGGTACACGAACTGTCTGTCCGGTGATCTCATCAACTTGAAAGATAAGCCCGGTCATGATGATGTTCTGAAGAACGGCTGAGTAACTGTCCGCATTAATACCGGCTACAGTCATACCCTTCTTCTTGCCGAACCAGCTCTTCATCTGTGCCGGCTCCGGGTCCCAAGTGTTGGCATTGTCAAAGAATGTAATACAGTTATTTCCGTTGACTGAATCAATAAGTATATAAGTCTGACGTTCCGGGTCCGTAAAGTTACCTGTTTGTGCCAATACCATCTGCTCGGCAGGTTTCCAGTCAGAATGCCCCGGACGGGGAATGACAGTAAACTTCTTGGCTGTATAATCTGCGGCAGTCACCCGGAATTTCATTTCTTCAAAGCCGTTCAGCTTGCCTTCGCTATTTTTAGTCACAAAATAGGTGGTAAGGATGTCATCAACAAACTGGCTCAATCCGTCCGCATCCGTCAGATCGGGAGTGATGGTGTAGGTTCCATCGCCGTTATCCACGTATGACAATACGGTACAACCACCACCGGGGGAGTTTACCATACGTCCTTTGAAATAGGTTGTACGGTTATAAGCTATTTCAGGAACAAACAAACGCTTACGAAATACACCGCTTTCCATTTCAAGATTGCCCTTTTCGTCTATGTATCCACCTAATACACCAGTAACGAAATCACCGAACTTGGCGTATTTCTTAATGACAGTTCCGCCCAATAATGATAAAAGAAAATTTGTAGAATCCTCCTTGTCTTTGCGCAAAAAGTATTTGGTGAGCTTTTCTAAATCGGAATTATCCATGTTTTCTAGAATCCCGATAAATATGCGCCCAATCCTTTCAGCTGTATTCTCTCCTTCTGTAGATGCGTTTCTTACTTGAAGAGCCAGTTTCTTTAATATGTCAACAGAATCGCTCATTCTCCTATTACACGAAAAACAGTTCTATTAGATTTTAATTTCCCTTCACCGTTATAAAGTGGCATACCGCATTCTTTTAGGTAAAGCACGCATTCTTTCAGGTAGCGGTCAGCTATACTACATGCATCGCTATACACCATCATCTTTTCCTTGAATACTGTATGACTGCTATATTCACCTTCCTTGTTTACGAAGCCGAAACGGGATACATTCCCATCTCCATTTTTGACAATACAGGCATAGGTATAATAAGCCAAAGCTACGCGAAGTCCAGTGATGATTATCTTCTTTTTACATTTAGTTTCATAAGTACCTCCGTCAAGCAGTAGCTGGTATTTTTCAGGATTTTTTTTCACGTCAAGGAACAGTTCGTCTCCCAACGCTGATTTGATGTAGATATTCTCCGACTCACGGATGTAGGTTTCTATCTTGTCAGGATCGAGATGTACAGACATTCCGCGAGACAAAGCCGATACCTCATCTGTTGTTATTAGATACTGCTGCATTTCGTACATACTTTAATGGTTCAACACTATAATCATTAGAGGGGTTGACTACCTCATACCAATAGCTGAATATACGGCTAAAGGTACGCTCAATTAAGCGCTGTTGCTTGCTTACGATAGAATTGTAATACTCGAAAGCATCTTCCAAAATATCGCCTGAGAATCCGACTTTACCAATACGGATGCAATACCATGGCTCTTGGCCATAAGCTGAATAAATACGTTCAACCACACTTGCGTCAGTAACGGTAAATTCTTTGTCGTAATTTTGTGAGTTCAGATTTATTATTTCAGGTTTTTCCTCATCGCTTTCTAAAGTAACTTCCATAATCTTTCCTGCATTCGTATCACCTTGCAACTGGATGAGTGTATTTGAGAAACTGTCGTCATCGTCTGTATCTTTCACTTCGTTGCCTTCTTCGTCAAAGGTTATGTTCGATCCCTTTTTGGTGAATACCATAGCGCCAGGGAAGAAATTATTTCGTACATTTCTGTACTTGACATTGGACAGCCCTTCATCGGTACTCATTTCTGTAGCCACTCGGTCACCTTTCCCGACAGGATAAGTATTTTTCCCGGCCATTGACACCCATAGGATTTGACCTTTGTAGTATTCAATGCCTCCGGCAGCTTCTATTTGAGCCAGTATCACATCTTTTTGAGGGTTAAAAACATCTATATAGTCGATGTTTTCTTTCTTGACCTGCAGAGCTTTCCCTTTACGTGTCTTCTTTCCGCTCCAGTCTGGATGTACTGCTATTTTTGCCACATAACCGTTTTCATCTTCTTCTGTCAGACGGCAATTTTCAAACGGTACGTGCTGCATCTCCACTATCTCACAGAAAACATTGTAGTTAACATGGATTGCTATTCCATTGAGTTCGGACATGTCTTTACATAGTAACATGTGCACATCATCCAATGTGTCACCTTTTCGATTGACTACATATTTGGAAAAAGCAACCTCACGGAATCCGTTTCCTTCAATGAAGTCAGCGAAACGGTCTGAGCATTCAGATGCAGTAGAGCTTGCAGCAATGATATTCTTTAATGTCTGCGGATATAGGTTGTCCTGTCCGTAGGCTTGAATTCCTAGATTTTGTAAATAGCTTGTATCAATGCGGTTACTGCTTTTCTTTTTTAGATCTCTTACTCTCATATTCGCGAGGTTTACGTTCGTCCTTTATTTCTTTTATTCAACTTTATCTTCGCCTTCTCCATTCATTGCGTTCACAATCTCAATGGCCTTGCTTAGATGCAGATTCAGAGCTTTTTTACTGATCTTCTTGCCGTTGATTTGGAAATCTTTCAACGTGTCAGCCACGGATTCTTCAGAAACTCCGTCTTGTAATGATTCTACCATTGAATCAAGCAGGCTTTGATTGTATCCACATTTGTTAACACGTTCTTTCCAGTCCGTAGGTACATGGGCGAAATAAATTTCACCTTTCGGATTTTTGGCAAGGTACTTTTCAGCAACTTCATCAGTGAGGTTGTCATTAGTGTACATTTTATTGCTTCCGAACTCCGGTTGAAGCAGGACACCATTTTTTAATATATAATTACATTTTTCTTTCATACGGTTATTCTTTTTGATGTAAACAGTCATTTCGATTACAGCATCGCGATAGCAGTCGTTACATGATGTTTTGGTGAATTCTTTTCCTAATACTTCCTTGTACAATCTTTCTATCTCCGATTTATCAGAAGAGGAGTAGGAGGGAAGATCTCCTAGCTCCTTTAATTTATCAACCACTTCTTTTAATTCCATGATCATTCAGCTGGTTTTGTCAGTGTTTCAACAAGTGTTTTTGTCGCATCGTAAGATGTCTTGTACAAGAATAATGCTGATTTGGGAACCTTGGTTTCTTGCAAAGAGATATTCCATCCCCCTTCCGTTTCTTCAGAGTACTTGTCATTGCCGATCTCTGCGGCTTTCAAACCTTGGTAGTAACCGTAAACCTGAAAAGCTGAATCTCCCGGATTTTCGGTTTTATTTAACCCTTTGGCTTTATTTTCCAATACAACGACAAAATCACCGTTAGCAAGCCCGTCAATAATGTCATTGCATACATCGGGGTCATTTGCTAATACAACCATGTTCACTGTGTTAGTAAACGTGTTACGATAGGTTCCTGTTGCCAAGGTTGTATTGGTACCAGTAAAGGGGGTTGCACCGAATACCTGTACCTTGTAACCTTTTTTACCTGTTTTCAGCGCAAGAGCTTCTATCACATTCTTGCGGGTCGTGTTGAAAGTAACCGCACCGAAATCCACTTCTGCACGATTCATTATTACGCCCTCCTGTTCCAATCCTGGAACAATAGGATCATCGCACGATGGTGCGATGTCCTTTTTGATTGTTATATCACATATTGCCATATTTGCTCTTTTTCGTTAGTATGCTACCTGTACCAACTCATCTTCGCCAATCATGGAGCCTAATTTTCCTGTTGAATAAATGTAGTTCTTGCGGGCTTTCTTATCAAACCAGATATCCAAGTCCGACATCGGTTCGGTGCCCTCACATCCATACATCAAGTTCTCAGGAGAACATAAAACAGCACGATGCGGTAAGTTAAGTTTGGTTTTGTTGTTCTGATAGGCTTGAATAAATCTATCCCAAATGGAACATTTAACGATGGTTGTTCCATCGTATTTGCTGACCTCTACACCGTCAAATACAACTTCCCAGGGCATGATTACCTTGTACTTTTCTTTCATATCGTGAGTCAGAGCATCGCACATTGACTTGGTGGCGAAAATTGCGCATCCGTCTTTTTGGAAAATCCGGCTGTCGGCATCTTGCAACATCGCATCGAATATTGATGTGGCAATGCCTGTTTCTTTCATCTTTGATTTTTGTAATGCATATGATTCTTCTGCGTTGGCTGCAATTTCAGTGTGCTGTTCGGCATTGTTGGTACAGATGGCAAACAGACGTTTGAAAAAACCGTCACATGTTTTAAATAGTTCGATGTTTACTCCGTCAGTGATTTGACCACCTCCAGTGACAGACGCTGCTGATTTATCTCCAAACCATGTAAAACGCCACATCATTTTCATCATAGCTTCAGACAGCTTCGGCAGTACAATACCGTCCATATATTCGGTCGATGTCAGGTCTCCTATATTTGTTCCCGTTTTAAGGCAGTACTTGGCAATGGTGTTTTCCAAGTCTGTATAGCACATTTCCAAAGGAATTTGCCAATCCCCGATTTCCCATTCCTTTTGGGCGGCAGCGATAGCCACTTTTTTATATTCAGGGTCGCATCCGGAGCCGGCTACTCCGATATCTTCCATTTCACCGATAAAACCTGCTTTTTTACCGTTAGTCACATTGGGCATAAACGTCATAAAACGCTCCATGTCCTCGTTTTGAAAGACTGTTAACTGAATAAGGTCTTTCAAGTCTTTTACAGCCTGATTATCAGGTGTAAGTTTGTCAAAATCTAAAATAGGCATTTCCCCTCCTTTTATTACTTGTTGTTTCTTTTTTCTCTTTCTTCACGAAGTTTTCTCTGAATAGGCGTTTCATTTTCTTCTACTCCTTTTATACCCTTGTTGAACGTTTGGGTACGAGCTGACACTTTATAAGTACTACAATGTTTTGCCAGCCAGTTTTCGCCCCCGGCCATACGGACTGCGTTCAGAATCTTGTTGTCCTCAATGGTACGGGCATTCGTCTTTAGAGAAGCATTCTCAGTTTCCAACTCTTCTATACGGGCTTTTAAAGCTTTCACTTCATCCTCTTCCAATTCATCAGGATCTTTAATTTCTGTAATAACGCCATCTGTCACAATGATAGTCTTTCCGTCAGGCATGACATGTTCGCCATCGGGACTTGCTGTATCTCCTACTTGGGGTTCACCTTCATCTCTTTCCACGGTAAGCGTGTTACCTTCGGCATTTGTCAATTCCATAGATACGACCTGTACGTCTTCAATTTTTTGATAGCCGCATTTGGCCAGCAGCCTGTCTATGATAGTCTGCTTCACTGTTACTTCTTTTTCTTTGTTCATTTTTTTGTTATTAAATGTGTAAGTTCTCCCTTTGGCAGTTGTAGGCATAAGAACGGTCGTGATAAAACCTAATTGTTTGGCTGTTTCACCACCAAACCAACCGGCTTTATTCATTTGGGCTTCGATAACTGAGGCTTCCGATCCTGTGCGTTCTACATACAAAGCTAGCATCTTGTTTTTTTCACTCTCCAAGTTTGATTTTATTGATTCTAGGGTTTCAAGATCAAGGTCTCCATCGTATGAAGCCATATAAGGCTTGTGAATAAGAAACTTTGCATGTGGATAAGCAAAACGTCTTTCTTTTGCAGCGGCCAATAATATCACGGTTGCCATGGATGCACATCGTCCTACTGCAGTACAGCTGATTTGCTTTCCTGAAGCACGTAAGGCGTCATAAATGGCATACCCTTCAACGGCATCACCACCGCATGAATGTATCTCAATATCAATAACGTGGTCATTCGGATCTATCCAAGATAGGAAATTTTGAATATCGGGAAAAGACAATCCCTCTTCACCAGTTAGATACCAATTTTCCATTTTGTCTTTATCCGCAACAATATCTTTGTTGATGTATAATTTCGCCATATATAATCTATTTTGAAGCAAAGGTAAAAAACGGTATATGGCTATAAGAATTTCAGAACATAATAGCACTGACACGCTTTGTCAGTAAAAAAATAAGGGGAAGAATAATCTTCCCCCTTATTGAATTGAAACGTCAACGGACAACCTGTCAATGACTCTATAGATGGTCCTTTCTGAAATGCTGTATTCATCTGCCAGGTACTGCATGATATATGCCTTTTTATGACCTTCAGCCGTAAGACGGGTGTAGTCTTTATACATTTCTAGGTATTTAATATCTGATGCATCTAATGACATTTCAGACATTATCCTAAGAGTGTTCCTGTTTATATATAATAGTTCGTATGCTTTCATAAACTACCGCTTTCTTCTATGTATTTAATTCTATTCGCAACTGAAGTAAACTCTTCTACAGAAACGACAGGGGCAGGAGCCATCATCATTCCTTTGGCGACTGCTCTGGCCAGCATATCTTCGCCTAAAGTTTGATTATTCGTTGCTGTTACATTAATAGGTACACCTCCACCCATCATATTGAAGGATGATAGGATAGGGGCGAACATGGACGTAGCTTTGGCAGTTATAACGGATTCTCCATTCGACAATTGTGCCGGAATACTGTCGCTCGTTCCTGTCCCCGGTCCTGTAACCAAACCACCTTCTGCAAATTTAGCACTTTTTACTATCTTAACAGCATTTGCAATGTTAGAAAGGATTGTTGCAATACCTGATGCCATTGTAGCTATACCAAGAATACCTTTCCCTGATTCAGCGGATACCATTTTTGCGATCGCCTTACCTGAATTGATGGCGATCTCTGCCAAAGCCAACATTTTGCTTGCCATAGCAAATCCTCTGTCAGACTCCCCAATTTGTTCTGTGAGAGCTACAAGGCCATTTGTCACCTGTTCCATTGCTTCATATTTAGTTTGTTCTATTTCAATCTCCTTATCGCTCAGTTCTTTTTTGGATTCCAGATAAGCATTCTGTGCTTCCAGCTTGCGAAGATTGAATGCTTCTATACTTTCACCTTCCATTTGCTGCAGGCTATCGAGCTCGGCTTTCTTTTGTTCCATCCTTATACGAAGAATTTCCTCTTCGTTATCATATGCTTGTGCGATTTCCGTTTCAAAGCGTATGCGCATGGCTTCCTGTTGCTTGTTGATAATATCCTGCTCATGAACTGTTGCCAGTTCGTCTATCTTGGTATTGTACTTTGCTTTAATGGCCAGTTTCATTTCTTCGGTTTGTTCTGTGCTGGTAAGTTCCGCCTCTTGTTGTGCTTGTAATTGTTGTATCTTTAACTGATACTCCTGCTCGCTGCCTTCCTTGACCGATTCCAATTGCAGGGATATCATTTTTAAACGGTTCTCCAGTTCTTTTTTCAGCTCCTCATCGGACAACTTGCTAAGTTCCATAGATTTTTGTTGTTCCAAAGCCTTTATTTTGGCGTTGATGGCTTCACGAGCCTTAGCGGTAAGGTTCTCTTCTTGCTTTAAACTGATTTGCAAATCCTCAATCTGCCGGGAATAGTTCAATTCAATCTCTTTCCGTGCTTGTTCTCTCTTGTCTTTCACTAAGGCAAGCATAGCATCTTCTGCTGCCCTTACTGCTTCCAGTTCTGTTTGCTTTGCTTCCTTTGCTTTGTCTGCACCTTCCTGGCGGATAGAGTTTAGGGTGTTTTGCTGCTCTGTCTGACGGGTGTAACTGCTTTCTTCCAATTCACTTAATCTGTTTACTTCTTCGCTTAATTTCCTAAGGTCATCAATAGTGCTTTCCGATATACCGATTTTTCCAATAGCTTCATCTGCTGTAATTGCTCCTTTTTGCATGTCCTCAATGGTCTTAAGGGCTTCCTTTGTTACTTTAGTATATCCGAGCATATTGGCAATTCTTGCTTTCGCTAAGTCTGTTTGGATTTTTAAGTCCTCTTTTTCCATTGCTGCAGCTTTTTCCGCAGCTTTGATACGTTCCTGTGTGGATAGGGTTTGGTCATCTGCAGCTTTTTTCAGTTTCTCAATTTCAGCTCGGTTAGCGGCACGTGACATGGACAGCATGACTTCCCTCTTGTCTATCTCATTCAAGACTTCTGCCAGCTTCCACGCCTGTTTGGTTTCATTGACTATTTCATCACCGATACCAGCGAATATGGATTTGGCATCATTCCCCGCCTGTTTGAAGTTCCCGGTAAACAGATTCACTAAAGCACTTCCCAACTTGCCTGCCCGGTCTATTAAGACATTTACAGTGGCACCCAGAGCCCCCATTATTTTATTGGCTGCTTCCACGCCCTTCTGTGTTTTGGTGAACCATGATACCAAAGATCCTAAAGCTACAATTAATACTCCAATACCAGTTCCAAGTAGAGCAACTTTCAACAGTTTCAAAACTTTAATCCAGCCGGTTGTGGTGGTCGAAACAGTAAGCATTTCTGTTTTTACTCCAGACAAATAATTTCTTACTCCACCCAAGGAGGTCACCATTACATTTATCTGCTGCACGAACGGGATATTGGCATTGGCGGCTTCCATTATAGCTTCCTTGTAATTGCCAACATTTCGGTAATACCGCTGTGTCTCTTCTTCAGCGTCCTTCAGAGCATCAGTAACCTCATTAATTTTATCCCGTAACTTAATGCCTGTAGCCGCATTCCGTTCCGCTTCGGATAAAGCATCGTATTCAGCCGTTAGATTTGACAGTTTGGCACGGAGAGAAACAAGGCTGTTTTCTTGCGCCTTCTCCTGCTTGAGCTGATTTTGCATTGTTTTCGTTATAATACGTATCGAATCATTACAGTCGTTGATATAGGCTTTAGATGCCGCCATTTCTTCATTGTACTGCTGCCTTTTTATGTCTCCAGCCTTTAACTGTTCCTTCAGTTTCGCCTCTGCTTCTTTGGCTTTGTCGATTTTTGTCTGATACTCGGCTATAGCTTTGATAGCCTCATTATAATTCACTTTGATATCAAGTATCTTTTCTACTTTGTCTGCCATAATTAATCCAATTGAAAAAGTTTACATTCGCAAATACCTGTTTTCTCTGCTTTTATTGATATGACTGCGTAATATTTTCCATATTGGGCCAGATAAACAGGTACAGACATATCCAAGTTTCGTAATTCATGATCTCTGATTTCTACCAGCTCGGTAATAATCTTAGGTTCTCTGATATATTTCTGATAAGATTTGTAGTTGTTTTCAATAATAGTGTTCCAGTCCAGACCGTCAAAAGTTGCTGTATTGTCGTTCTTTAGGACCAGTAGTCTGGGATCTGTACTTTCGTTATATTGTAAAGCTCCGTCAGATGTATAGGAATATATCGGGATAGTTGCGATTCCACCTTTCATTTCAGACGCTGCGAAAGGCAATGTCAGCGTTTCCTGTTCATATTCCAAAGTCTTATCGTCAACGTATATGATTCCATTGTATTTGTCGTCATTTTTCCATTTGTATACATTTCTTTGAGAGAATCCGTCAATTTTGAAAGATATATTTTTAGGACGGTTTGCACTATATGAGGCGATAACTCTTTTGGTCCAGTTCAGAGCTTTGGTCTTATTTTCTATGATGGTATCAATAGGAACGAAGCTTACGACATTTCCATTGCCGGGAATGGCAAAAGTTCCACAAATAGATGCTATAGCTTTGATAAAGTCTATCTGTTTTATATCAGGTAGGTTTGGAACATAATAGAACCGGGAGTTTGCTTCATCAGTGTCTTTCAAATAGACAGTATCTCGCATCGTTATTTTGACATAGCTTCCTTCTTCTATTGTATAATTCCCCAATTCTGCATAAGGATCGTACAGTATAGCGCTGAGTTCCTCTGTATCTCCTGGATTAAACTCCCCATCTATAGCGAAAGAATACCTGTATTGATTTTCTTGTAATAAAGATATACTCGGATTACACCTGAATTTCAACTTGCTGGTTATGGATTCTTTGTTCCGTATATCGAAAGAAACACCATATTCACCTGAACTTTGTGGTTCCTGGCTAGTATTGACTATTATATTGATAGTTCCAATAATTCTAAGGGGTACGTTCTCTTTCTGCGGCTTGAATCCGATTACCTTGCCTGACGAATCTTTTGTTATAGCCACATAATAGTCAGATCCACTTTCCACAAATTGGAATATTTTGAGAATCCATCCTCCTGGAATATTATATGGAGATATTCCGTCATTTGTTAAAGTTGTAGTGCGAGCTTCGATTTCTTTTGGTGCGCTATTTCTTGAAAGCAATGGAATAACTAAAGTTTTCAACAGTTCGTAGTGTTGTTCTTGGAATTTAAAGGTGATATCGGCATCAGCTTCTATTTTGTTCAAAACCCACATAGCTGTAACCACAGGGTGATACCAGGCAGCCGGCTCATCATTTTTAAAGCCATAATCAATTTTAGGTATTCGGGGCGAATTGTCTCCTTTCTTCCAAATGATGTAATCTTCGTTTTCTGTCCTGCCGTACGATAAATCCTGCAATGTCTTGTTGTCATTTACAATTTCTGCAAATTTAGAAACATTGCCCCATGTCATGGCTATATCTATGGTTTCGGATATTTCTATAAGAATGACGCTGGCGTCCGGTATGATTTCAATCCCATTGCGCAAATAGCGTCCTTTGTGGTTGATACGAGCATATTGTGCTGAATGGGATGGGAGATGCGCATAATTAATCACATGACAGTTGTTGACTGTCAAAGGTAGCTTGATGGAGTATGTGTTGTTGCTTGTGATCTTGCTTACATCGCTAAAAATATTACTTCTAAAATTCAATGTGATATTGGTACTTTCATTAATATCCATTGCTTTGTTATCTATGAATAGTAGTTGTTCTGTCATAAGCTCTGCACGTTAGTTTCAGGTAATATAATGTTCGCTTCAAAGTCTTGCAGTGATACCCGCTGTTTGACGAAATTTCCCACAGACACATTTACGGCCATCCATCTGGCGTTACCGTTATCATCATAGCCCATGAACATATCAACAACAGGAGATGTGGCCATTTGGTAAAGGAAGTCATAAGTTATGCTGTCTATTAATGGAGCGCATACGGGAAGTGTCGTTTCTTCCATTTTCCTTTGCTTTCGTCCGCTACCTCC